ACTTGGTTCATTGCTTGTCTACGCTTTTGGCAAGCGGTGCAACCTTTTGCGACTTGCTCAAGGTTTGTATGAACCCCAAGGCTTGCCGCAACACGATCACCAAGGTTGGCAAAGGTGTGTATCACATTCGCAACTTTGTCTCCTGCTTCTTGCCAACAGTATTGGCTAGGAATCCTACCGCAAATTTGTTGTTCGATCAAGTAATCTAAATTATCTGGCACAGCAACATTGTTAATTGTCATGTCGCTTGCAACTTTTTGGGAGAACGATCTTCCATAAGTCATCTCCATTCCATTTACACGATAGCGGTTGCCTTTATCGTCGGAGTATTCGTACCAGAGTCCTTGTGGGATTGGCCCGTTACGGTCTTTTAATCGCATAGTTGATGCAAATACTTGTCTTTGTTTCTAAAAGTTGTCAATACTTTTGGACATGGAATATAACGGATTTTCTTTAGAGCAACCAAAAGATACTAATTATGGAATTCCCTTACTTGACCGGGTTTCTCCGTTCATGCGTGAGTTAACGGCTTATCGTTGGACGCGAGGAGAGTTTGGCAGGAGAGAAAGAATCAAGTTTGGCATCAAATTGGAGGATACTGATCTTAAAAACCCCGCTCAACATATGATCAATGCCTTTCAGTTGATCTACGGCAATGATGTTTTGCTCCAATCCCAAGGAATTGCCAACAATTACGCCATCGACATCATTGATTTGTTCTGCAATGAGAACGATTGGGGTATTGCCGGCTGTGCAAGTAGCGGAAAAACCTTTTCAGTTGCCGCTTGCATCGTGATTGATTGGCTTTGCGCCCCGGATTGTACATCCACATATGTCGCATCAACTTCCCTGGATGCATCGGAAGACCGTCTTTGGGGTAAAGTATGTACGCTTTACCGTACAGCAATGAGGAATATCCAGGCTAAATACGGTGCGGAATCGACCATTGGAAACCTTGTGGAATACCGTAGAATGATTGTTTTTGAGACAATTGACACCAAAGATACGGAACGAGACTATACAAATGCCATCAAAGCATTAGCTTTCCCCAAGGGCGGTGAAGGAAAACGGTCTGTAGAAAATACACGGGGTAGAAAAAATGCCAGAATGCGGTTGTTTTTGGACGAATTGGCTGAAATGGATCTCTACGCATTGGATACCCGTGTCAACCTTGGTGCTAACCCCGATTTTATCTTTGGAGGTATGGCAAACCCGGCGGCTACCGCAAACAATCCCCATACAGAGCTATGTCAGCCCGATGATCCTATGGAATGGGATGCCGTAACCCGTTACACAAAGAAATGGAGGACTCGTACCGGCGTTGCATTGCATCTTTCTGGAGAAGACAGTCCAAATTTCAAGGTTCCAGATGCTGAAATACCCCCATTTGATCGTTTCTTAACCGTCCAGGGAGAGGCCGCTACCCTAAAACGATGCTATGGCAATAAGAATGCCCTAGAATATTGGCGAAATGTCTATGGATGGTGGCCCGATTCTTCTGTAGAACTCACAATCTTCTCAAAACAGTTCATCCAAGCCTGTGATATTAATTGGGAACCAGTATGGAGCAACAGAACACGGGTAGTTTGCGGTTTTGATCCTGCATTTACGGCAGGAGGAGACAGATGTGCGGCTACATTTTGCCGATTTGGGCCAAATGATACCGGGAGAAACCTTGGATTTTATCTAGGAACCCGTGAATATACCTCATCTGTGGGTGATGTTTTTGAGGAAAGCATTGCAATGCAGTTAGTTAAAGATTGTTTGGAATATGGAGTCCATCCAAGGGACTTTGGATTGGATATTTCGGGTGATGGCGGCAAGATGATGAGGGCAATTATCATCGAATGGAGTAAGTTCCATCCAGAAGCCATGTTTGTATTCCCTATTTCCTCAATGGGAATGCCTACGGAAAGGAAAATCAGCAATCTGGATAAGCGAACTTGTAAAGAAGCGTATGATCGGTTGGTTACAGAGTATTGGTTTGCCGTCCATACGGCACTTTCTACACGCTCTTTGGTTGGTATTGATGTAGAGAAGCACTCTCAAGTAGTAAACGAGTTGTGTAGCCGTCTATATTACCACAAAGGCAGGAAAGTTGCCGTAGAAAAGAAGCTAGATATGAAGCATAGACTCAAGAAGTCTCCCGATTTGGCTGACTCTTTGACCTATGCCGTCCAGATGCTTCGCCGGACAGGACTAGAGTTTTCGTTTGAGGAAGAGTCAGAATCCTTGGACATCCAAGAAATTAGCGATTGGGAGAACCGATTGATCCATTCCAAAAACAACACCCAAGAAAAACTTGAGGATGATGAATGGGGATATGGTGGAAAATCTTTTGATGAGGATGGTTTTTGACGCTTGACACATTTTGGATCACATGGGATAGTCCACGCATCTGAATGGTGACGCATTCTGACAAGACTTTCCTCACAACAAAAGAAAGCCCCGCTGTAGTGCGTCACCACTCGGCGGGGCTTGTCCGTTATAGCAAGTGAGGATGGATGTGAATGCGTACCACATGATCCAATAATTCGGCTCTGGAGAACCAAAACTCCTTACCCGACGAGAATGAGAAGAAGCGAACAGCATCCAGCATAGCGGGGTGTTGTGGTTTCTTTTCCTTACTCTTTCCTTTACCACTATGGAGTGGGGGGTAATGGGGGGTGTTTCCTTTCTCCTTCGGTTTTCTTTAGCGTTGAGATTGACCAGTTAATAAAACACAGGCATAATTTTAACACTTATGGCGAAATTCACCCCGCAAGATTACAAGAATGGATCATCTATCCCATCTGTACTTGTGGGTGACTCATCTGTTGCCTCCCTTATCAAAGGCTCTTCTTCTGGTATTGCACCTAACCATACCGCAGGAGAACTCTACAAAAGGAAACCGCAATTCGTGATGTGTCCTCCAAAGTATCTTTCCACTCGCATTCCGAACAATGTGTTCATGAAAAACGAGAAGGTGGATACGGAAAGGGCAATGCGCCAGTATACCCGGATCAAAAGAAAAATCACCGCACTTGATGTTCAAGTGTTGGAAATCCCCCCGCAGAAAGATTGCCAGGATCAACACTACACCGCCAACATTGGCATAGCCCTAAACCCATTCATTGTTCTCGCCAAGTTTTCCGCTGATGGTAGGACACAGGAAGAAGCTCCAGCAAAAAAGTTTTTTGAAGGACGAGGCTATACGGTGATCCAGCCCCCACACCCATTTGAGGGAGAAGCCGACCTCAAGAAATGGCAAGATGGGGTGTATTTCGGCGGTCATGGAAAATTCAGCGATTGGAAAGCTCATGAATGGATCATGAAAAAAACGGGTGTTGAGATTATCCCAATCCGTGAAACATCCGATTCCCTTTACCATCTTGATTGCTCACTCTTCGTGATTGATAAAGAAAACTTCATGGTGTGCAAGGGAGGTATGGATCGTGAGTCATTCAAGCGTCTTGAGAAGGTTGCCAACATCATTGTGGTTCCAGAGGATGTCATGGCTACAGGAGCAACCAACCTGGTCAAAATCCCAGGCAACAAGAAGATCATGTTGTCTGGTATGTTCCAGCCAGAGTTTCCAAATTACCGAAAAGGAATGGAGTGGATGTTGACAACTATGGACAAGTTTGGCTATTCCATCATTTTCTGTGACATTGATGAAGCCGACAAATCCGGGGCCGACATATCCTGTATGGTTATGCATTTGGATTTTTAGATCCATGAACAATTTCCTCAAATGGTTAATTGGAGGAATTGCTTATCTTAACGGGAACTGTCCCGAATGTTGGAAAGAAATGAAGACTTGTCATGGTGATCCTTGCCATGTATGCCGTGTCGGTGGAATTTTCCCGCCCAAAGACATCTGGCGTAGATTTATACAATCAAAATAAAAACCCATGACACCAGAACAAGATGCCCATGAGATTTGGAACAAAGCATCAGAAGCTGGTTTAGAGAAATACTTTGCTGGAAGCAGGGAACACAAAACCCAATTCTGGACTGCCGGTGCAGGATGGTATGCCAAGAACCTCAAGGACGAGCAATTAGATCTTGTCAGTTACCTTCACCATCTTACCAACAGGATTGAATCCATCCAGTTCCTTGCCCAAATGATGGAGGAAGACAATGTGTCGTTGAGAGATGCGGCAACAATCCTAAAGGAACTTGTTTCCGATAGACCACCCAAAGACATTCCCCATCAATCCAATGACTAAAAAACCCATTGTCGGGGCAATTGTTGCATCCGATCTCCATTGCGGATCTACCGTTGGTCTATGGCCCGATGGATTTGAAACAAAAAGCGGCAACAAGGTTGGTCTTGGAAACAACCTTCACCAACAATGGTTATGGCAATGTTGGCAGGACTCGACGGAAAAAGCACTCAAGCATTTTGGCAAAGATCCTTTTGCCCTATTCCTTAACGGCGATCTTCTTGAGGGCCGGCATCATGGAACTGATCAAATTGTTGCCGCTGATTGCCTGGATCATTCCAATGCGGCAATCCAATGTCTCCAACCTCTGGTTAAATCCGCATCTGTCATTTACCTTACCGCTGGTACGGAATGCCATGTCAAAGATTGGGAACAGTATATTGCCAAACAAATTCATGGAAAGTGGTGTGGTGACAAAGCACTCATCGAAATCCACGGGACTCTCATTGATATGGCCCACCATATGCCAACGAGTTCTAGGGCATACCTAGAGGCAGGAGCAATGTCTATAACAATGGGCAACGCCCGTCAGAATTACTCCCGTGTTGGGCATAGGGTTCCCAAAGTTTATTTACGAGGCCATCGTCACACGGGGGGAATCTTTAACGATGGATCTGGAATCTTCATGGTCACACCAGCATGGCAACTATTGACCCGCTATGCCCACAAAGTTGTGGGAGATTCCATGTGCCGTCCCGGTATTGGTATCCTAGATTGGCGTGGATGTGACCAGGGAGAATTACCAGCAACCAAACTAATCCAACATGAACCGAAAGAAACTAGACCCATCAGAAGCTGAACTACGCCAGAGTGCCATTGAATCAATCAAGGCAATCATAAAAACTCAAACGGAAGAAGAAGTTGGAGTAGGTGAGTGGGTATCAGTAAACCAATTGGTCAAAGAGTTAAAATTAAACCGTGATGTCATTGCCAAACGATTGGATCGTAGGGTTGCGGCTGGCGAGATGGAGATGAAGAAAGAATCCTGTTTCTCCAAAGGAAAAGTATGCGTCATGAACTTCTATCGCATAACAAATGAAATTACCCGCCCGTATTAAGATAGAAGATAGAAAATTGGGCAGGGAACGCAATGATGGGCAAGCTACATTTGCCGACAAAAAGATAGAAATAGATCCACGCCTATTAACCAAGAAAAGATTAAATATCGTTCTGCATGAAGGGATACACATCCTTGACCCTAACCTTCCAGAATTGAAAGTAAGAGCCTATGCCAACCGACTTTCCGATCTGCTTTGGCGAGACAGATAGAGAAGGCTGGAGAAATGATTATGTGTATTGCACCAATTGCCCTTGATGATGAGCAAGGAGTTGGAGTATTGCTTTCCCTTCCGCAGTAACGATATGACCGCTACCTTGGCACTTCCAGCATGGTTCTCCACTTCCCTCATCGTACCAGTTACGACCCGTGCCTCCGCACTCATCGCAACTTTTCTCAAGTACATTTGATGTATTGAATAGTGCATTCATACAAATCTCCAACTAGCAGATTTTTTATTTTCTTGCAATACCTTTTTTATTTTCTAAATGAACAGACAAGACGATGCATTTGAGGAAGCAAAACAACTTGCTAGGGAAGGCAAGGAATATTCACACTTGATCAATCGGATGTTGGTAATAAACTCCGACCAGTTTGATCACTTCTTAACCACGCTAGACCCAGAGATTGCCACCAAAACCATTTACGGAATGCTGGCACTCAAACGGAGACAATCCAAAACAATCCCCAAAGGCCGGGGAAGACCACGCAAATAAGTTCATACTCTAATTTTATTGGTTAAATTTTAGACTATACCGATTGGTGTAACGGTAGCACAGGGGACTTTGACTCCCCTAGTCATGGTTCAAATCCATGATCGGTAGCCAATCAAAGGCTTTATAAAAGGACGCTTTTTTAATAACCTATCCTTCTTAAAAGGACAGATGTAGCAGTTCACAGACATATTTTCGTTCTACTACACTTGTCTTGTTTATCGTGCAGTCTGGAAGTGTAGCATGGTTTGATTAACGGATGCTGGGATAATCCCCCATGAAGGGAATCCAACTACTAATTGTAAACATTTTAGTAGTTCTTTATAAATAAGAACCCCTCTGGTGCGCTTGCTCACAGGCAGAGGCGTGAGGGGTATAATTATGAAATTGAAGTCCCGCTGGGCGAACCATGTGGAATCGAGTTTCCCCGATACGGGACTGTTGAGGACGGCCCGCTATTGTGCGACCTATCGCCTATCCTTTGGCTATACGGCTATTCCCCGATCCGTAAAGGGCTGGAATCGTTCGCTTCCGATTCTGTAAGGACTCATCTCTGGCGGTAGTTTCCTACCCTATGGGAGCGACCCACCATCGGATATTTCCAATGCAACCAGCAATGATTCCAAACCAAAACTACTTCAAGAAGGTCAGCTTGTAAATAGTAGAATCAATCAACTGTGCAACATCATCCACAAGATTCTGGATCTCACTAGCCTCGCCCAACACATACCGATCCTCATCAACAAGTATCTTCAAAAACATCAGATACTCCAACGAATCCTTGTGATCACTTACCTCAACCAATTGATCCGGGTACTCAACCAACTGCCCATGCCTTCCCTGCCACGCCTCAATCACAGAATCAACCAGGTCTGGCATCTCTTGATAAAACCTCTGCAACGCCTTATGCTCCGCATAACTCCGACTCTGCAAATGCAACACATGGGCAACAGTTGCCGAATTCAATAGCGTAATAAGAAATTCTCCCTCGTTCATAGTCCCCTAATCATATCCCTATCCCAATCAGAAAGTCTAGGATCATTTATATGCTCCTTCAAAATCTTACTCAACCTCTTCCTCTCCATCTTTGCCCCACCATAGCCTCCCGGCTCTTTACTAGCCGTTTCACCAAGCTCCGTAGCAAGACTCCTCAACAACATGATGCTAGGCTTCGTAAACTCTTCTGGAGGGTATCTCAAGCTCATTACACACTATATTGCATAATCCGCAATCTATTGTCAATCTACCACGCTTCTACAAACTTCTAAAATAGGGAGAAGTTTCCAGATACTGATTTTTTTTGGTTGGGGTATATCGTGATCGACCCCGGCCCTGGGCGGGGGTTGTACCCCTCCCCACCACCCGTTAGTAATTCTTGTAGGAGAGCCTACCATGCCGGCCCCCTCACCGGCTACAGGCTACCGGCGCGCTCCTGGCTCACCGGCTACCTTGCCGGCTCCGTGACCGCATCAATTACCGCGCCCTGTCCTGCCCCTGCCCTCCCTAATGCTATCAGAAACTGAAACTGATTGACGGGGCCTGTATCATGCCTGTCCGCGTAGTTATCGCCGGCCATCTTATTATCTATATTAATTGCTTCTAATTTGCTCGGCAATTTTATCACTTTCTTTCGCCGGCCCTCCTGATCTACCTCTTCTCTTACCTCTTGTACCAGGTGACCGGGAAGGGATGGGTCAGACGGGTCAGCATGGACTAGGTCGTGAAGAAAACGCCTTTTAGCTTCAACGGTAAGCACGTTGTGGACTGCTACGCTTGTCTTTAAGGTTGAAAGGTATTGTTCAATTCTTGGTTTCGCTTCAAGTTTGCAAGCCATAGATCCCGCCTGGTGACCGTCCTTGGCTTTATAACCAGCCAACAGATATGATCGGCTTTTATTCTCTCCCTTTGCTCTCAAGGTACAGTATGCGAGTTCTTTCTTTGTTAATGTAGGGATTTCTTGAGTGGATAATGTGGTCATTTTCGGGATTAATCACTACCTACGGTCTCGCATTCTGTCAATCCCGCTGTTTCGCTCGGGCCTCCCTGGCCCTCGGCTTCGCTTCGCTCACCCGCTCGGCTCCCGCCTTCGCTGGTAGTAATTAATGGGTGTTAATTATTCGGGGCGGTTAAATGTTCGGGCATCTAATAATTTAATGTGTTCGCTTTTTCGCTGTTTGTCATCTCTTGATTGTGTTGCCTCGCGATGCTCGGATGATACTTACCGGCCCCGGAAACTGTCAAGACTTATTCTCTATTCTACCCCTCTAAAAGTTTCTTTCATTTTCTCTTGCATAGTACGGTGAATGTGGTATCTTTGACCCATGATCAATCGCGCCCAACACCTTCAGAGGCCCACAGAATGGGCTTCCGCGAGTGATCGCAACCAAACCAACACCATGAAGAAATCAAAAAATAGGAAGATCAGCGACCGCGAGATTTCCCTTGTTCGCGAAATATACTTTGAGCGCACTAGCAAGGGAGTCTCTCCATTTATTGTCTGGTGTAACTATTTTAGAAACCTTACCAGGGATGAATTCCTCTCTTGTTTTGACGGTCTGGAAATTTCCTCCCCTCTTAAATAATCACCAACCAACAAACCAACACCGAACCATGAACACCGAATCCGAACACCTCATTTCCGTTGTAGTCCGCTATAAAGGCCCGACAGATTGCAGGGGGTCGCGAACGATCCTTTCCTTGCCCCGCTTCAATAACAAAAAAGTTACCCTGTCATATGGGTATGAATTCACCTCCTCCCGCGAACAGGCAGAAAATTGGCTGACAAGTGAAGGCATTACCGGCATCAGAGTGACCGCTTGCCTAGACATGGGCGACTATTGGATTTTGGGAATCCCCTTTGAGTGCGTAGATGCCCTTAAATCAGCCTTTAAGCTGTAACCCCATGAACTACCAGAAAAGTCCCGTCATCATCGCATGGAATCGCCGCAAGCAAATCCATGCTCTTATAGTCCATCTTGCCATCCTGGGCGCGCTGATCGCGATCCTCGCGGCCCGTCTTGCCTATATCATCAACAACTAACCCATAAAGGAGCAAACCATGAATTTCCACTTTACCGCCATCAGCGACAACCAGAAAACGGGGCCGATGCCGGTCACTAC